TGATTAATAATGCTTCTTATTTATCCAAGTCAAATTATAGCACGTCAGTCAATCAAAGGCGACCCTTTGACAACTTTTCGATACCGTTTTTCTCATTCGCTTTCAGAATATCAAGCAACAAATTAAATCTTTGCTCCAGTTCAGCATCAGGTCCAGTCTTGCCAGTCTCGGTAAGGTCACCAACTTTACTCTTCATCCAAACAATTTCCGATTCAAGAATTTCAATCTTCTTGTTTGCTGCTTCAAGTGCTTGAAGTCTTCCTTCTACTTCAACGTCATACTTTGACATTGATGCACCAGTTGTAGACTTGGCAGCCGTTCCTTTGTATGCCATGTTTTTCAATTATTGACTATCGTCTATATTTATTAAAAAAGGAGACCCGAAGGTCTCCTTTAGAGGGTGTCATGCCGCGCCAAGTTATTTTTGAAGGGTAATAACTAAATCCCACGACCCGCTGTGTCTTTAACATAACAAGGAACACCTTGAGGATCAAGCCACTTAGGATATTCAGGGTCTTCAATAGCAAGAAGCATCTGTTCTCCGTTATCAAACAGATAGATATCAGAGTATTTTTTAGTATACTCATGTGCTTTCTGTAGGCGGTAATCAGGATTACCATTCAATTGAATGTAACCTCTTTGAACGAACCTATAAGGAAATCGTTCATGAATAACAAGAGTCTTTGTTGAAGCAACAGATTTAGGATCTAGATCGTTCATGCTACCTCCACAGATTCAAGATCTTCAGCAATACAATCAATGAGAATGTCATAATCATCTAGAGGATCCCCAGAGAAAACTACGCCACTATTCTCATAAAACTTACGAACCTTCTTAAAAAGTTTTGGATTCTTTACGTCAAGGTAGTAGTCACCTTTAACAGCGGAACGGAGTGTGCTGATGTCTTTCTTGAACTTAGAAGTAACAGTCATGGTCTTGTTGTTTACCCTGATATTATAAGGTCTCTTTCCAATAAGGTCAAGACACTTTGGACAGTCAGGATTCTGTCCTATGCAGGTTAAGGGAATTGAACCCTTCTTAGCCGCTTTATGAGAACGGAGCATTCAACCAGATTGCTAAACCTGCTCGTTTAGGAACTCTTCCCAACTATCTCAAGATCCCTCGTTGTTCTGTTCTGTGTATATGCGTATGAGTTCATCATTCGCTGGAACCATCACTGCCCTTTCCCCATTATCATTCTCTACACCTATTGTCTCTCCATTCTCAACTCTTCCCATCAGTGTTTCCCAGTTCTCTTGCCAGTATTCCACAGAGTAAAATTCCATAGTTAGTATATGTATGTTATTTCCATAATCCTAATACAATCAATAATCCTTGGGCATAGAAGAACAAAAGAACTGATCCTATACTAGCACTAATGATTGTAGCAGTCTTGTTGTGCCTATCTATCGCATCATCAATCATGCGTTGACACTCCTCTTTAGTGACAAGATGGTCTGGTTTGATCTCACGCATACGATGAGTCATTATCGAACATCAAAGTCCAATCTACGAACTTTACGTCTTCTTCTCTCTTCTTGATAAAGAAGTTCTTGAGTAGAGAAATGACTATCAAGTTTTCTCTCTACATTATTAGTAACCATTACAACCTTATCCAAGTCTTTGGCACCAATTTTATCATCCACAATACTCATTTGATTGGGACAACCGCAGAACTGAACTTTGCTGTTGTTAGTTAGTTCTTTTCTACACTCTTTACATCTGATAGTAATCATTAGGCATACATTGAATTTGACATGGGCGAAGAGGGGATCGAACCCCCGACAACCTCCGTGTAAAGGAGACACTCTACCGCTGAGTTATTCGCCCGTAACACTACACTTATCCGTATGCTATATGGGCGTCACACCCAGTATACTGACAGTATGTAGTGGAGCAAGAGAGTAACCAACTCTCAATCACAGTGTGGTTAGCACCGTCGCGGGCGGACTCATCCCCCGTCACACTCCCCCGGCAGGATTCGAACCTGCGACCAGACGATTAACAGTCGTCGGCTCTACCGCTGAGCTACAGAGGATTGTTGTACTCTTTCTTTGTTTTGAAGTAGAGTTTATAATATCTCTTCTTCATTTCATTAAGAGTATCCATATCATCTTGAAACCCCATATATTTACATAGTTGGGACGACCCTTCCAATTCACTAATCAATCTTAGTATACTGACCGGGTGTCTTTCAAGTCCTCCAAAATCATACTCTGACATAACAAAAACTTGGAGAAAGCGGGTGATCGGGTTCGAACCGACGACATTCAGCTTGGAAGGCTGACGTTCTACCACTGAACTACACCCGCATATAGGTGGGCCTTACACAAGAGAGGAGGTGGTGGTGGTCTCTCTTGATGCCCAGCGACTCAAGTAGGATTCGAACCTACGACCGACTGCTTAGAAGGCAGTTGCTCTATCCTGCTGAGCTATTGAGTCATAGGTAGGGGATTACCCCCTTTCAACACCGTCGTTGTTTTCGACAAAATCATCATACTGCTGTTCTGTGATTTCGTCAAGTGATACGACTTCTAAATCTTCTTTGGGATCGAACCACTCATCAAATTCTGCCATGATTGCCATTTGATCGTAGATTCGTTCAACACCTTTGTCATTGTACTCTTGGACTTTACCAATTGCCCATTCACGAACTTCGGATACAATTTCTTCAGTCTCCACCATAATAATCTTTTCGGAAGTACCTGCTGAGGATGTTACCATTATAGTAGGCAGGTCCTCCTGTGTCAAGGGATTCGGTAAGGACTCCGTTGAGGAAGAGTTGTTTTGTTTCTTCGAAGTTTGTTTTGCCAGGTGTTTTATGTAATGACAGGATAGTTCTACTAAAATTTTGTCTACCCAATCGTTCAATGTCTTCTTTAAGTTCCGGACAAGACCCATAATACTTTTTCCAGTCAGATTCTTTTTTTACTCGGCGTTTCTTTCCTGGAGGTTTTCGATGACTCCAAAAATACTTTCGCCCAATGTACTGTCGTTGGTTTGTGAGATTGGTAATGTTATACACAAAACCATAGTAGTCGTGAACATCGTCACTAGTAAAAGGTCTCTCCAAATAGATCCATGGATTTTCATAATCAATATCGATACTCATCAATAATGTTTAATACCTTATCGAGATATTTATGTGCCATATCTCGATCCCCTTGCCATACGGTATCAGGTTCTTCGTATACATCATTTTTTAATTTGAGTACACGATTTTTTAACTCTTCTTTCTTCAATTCATTCTTAGGCATAGGGGAACCTCATGTCCCCCTATTTAAGCACGATTCAAAGTTGGAATCCACTGAATGTGTCCTTTTTCACATCCTGCTTGATTCCACCTACCACATAAGACTCTACTTCCGTCTCTTGAGGTGCAACCTGAAGACCCTTAGAGGAAATCCAGTGTTGTGTCCAGGGGAGTGGATTATTCTTAGCAGGGATATCATATTGTCTCTTCAGACCTATTGCAACTAAACGACGGTTTGCAATCCACTCAACGTACTGCTGAAGTAGTTTGTCATTCAAACCAATCATAGAACCATCTTTAAACAGATAGTCTGCCCAACGCTTCTCTTCGTTAACAGCGTTAGCAAATAATTTATAAGTCCACTCTTCTTCTTCCTTCATGATTTGTCTCATTTCAGGATCATCACCACTCCTCCATTTGTTTAAAATGTTTTGGGTGATTGCTAGATGCTGATTTTCGTCTCTTGCGATGAGAGAGATAATTTTTGCGGATCCTTCCATGAGTTTAAGTTCACCAAAGGCGAAACTACAAGCAAAGCTAACGTAGAACCTAATACCCTCAAGAACGTTAACGTTTGCAACTGCTCTGTAGAGTTTGCGTTTGACATCTTTAATTTCCCATTTAGATGAAGGTGAATCTCTAAAATCTTGTTGCCACATATTACCATTGCCCCAAGTTTGGGCACTATTGATAAAGTCATCATATGCTCCTGTAACGCTTGCAGCGCGTTCCAGAATACGTGGGTCAGTGACAATCTTATCAAATACCTCAGATGGGTCTGCATAGACATTCTTGATGATATATGTGTATGAGCGGCTATGGATCATCTCCATGAACCCCCAGACCTCCATACATGCCTCTAGTTCGGGTAGACTGCAATAAGGTATAAAAGCCATCCCAGGACCACGCCCTTGTATGGAGTCAAGCATAATCTGATACTTGAGGTTGCTTGTATAGATATGCTTTTGTTCTGGACGAAGTGTCTGATAATCTCCACGGTCTTTCTGTAGTGAAACTTCTTCTGGTCTCCAGAAATAACCCAACTGTTGTGTAGTAAGTTTATCAAATACTGGATATTTGTATGAATCATATCTCTGGACTCCCAGAGGTTTACCAAAAAACATCGGTTGTTTCTTAGTATTAACTTGTTCTGTGTTAAAGACTGTCATGCCTTTAACTTTAGTTCCCACTTCTTCCACTGATGATACCTTAAACTGCACAGGATTCACACTCTCCCTCCTCGGTTTGTTCTAATTCGTTTAACAGATTATTTAAATTTGATTTGGGTTCTTCTACTACCTCATCATTTTTCATGTCATGAGTATTCTGGTAGTAGGAGGTTTTCCAACCGTACTTATATGTAGTCAAAAAGTCTTGTGCCATGGTGGACACTGGAACTTCATTATCAGGATACTGTTCTGGATTGTAACTCCAGTTACCAGAAATTGCTTGGTCAAAGAATTTCTGCATTACAGCAACAACATTAATGTAACCACGATTAGAAACCATATCCCAAAGAAGAGTGTAATTATTCTTCAACGTATTGAATTGAGGAACAATCTGCTTAAGAGGTCCTTTCTTCGATTTTTTAATGGACAGGTAGTCTCTAGGTGGTTCGATTCCATTGGTTGCATTTGACACAACGGAACTGCTCTCTGAAGGCATCTGTGCGGACAGAGTGCTGTGTCTGAGTCCGAACTCATTGATAGATGCCCTAAGACCCTCCCAATCATGCTCATACTCCTGAGATGAAATTTCGTCTACATCCTTCTTATATGTATCAATTGGAAGAATACCATCAGCATATTTGGTACGACCAAAGTTTTCACACCATCCTTTCTCCTTAGCAAGTTGATTAGAAGTCTTTAGGAGATAATATTGGAAGGATTCTGATAGTCCATGAACAGCATCCCATGCCTCCTGTGAGTCATAGTTATAACCCAACTTGGCGAGGTAATGTGCCAAACCAATAAATCCTACTCCAAGCGATCTACGTGCCTTTGTAGCGCGTTCTGCTGCTATCACAGGATACTCTTGATAGTCAATTAGTTCTTCAAGACCACGAACAGAAAGATCGCAAAGATCTTCTAGTTCTTCATCAGATTTAATTTTACCAACATTAACAGCAGAAAGAATACACAGAGCAATCTCACCGAACTTATCATCAATATGATTGATTGGATCTGTTGGAAGTGTAATCTCCTGACACAGATTACTCATATTGATCTTATCCTTGAAGGAAGAGTGACTGTTACAGTGGTCGATGTTCATGATATACAAACGACCAGTCTCTGCTCTCTCCTTTAGGATGTTCAGAATTAATTCTTGTGCGCCGATAGTCTTTCTTGGAACAGACTCATCTCGTTCAAACCCCACATATAGATCATCGAACCTGTCAGT